CCTCGACCTACTGGCGTTGCGTCCTTGTGCCCAACGACCCGCAGGCATCCACGGTATTAAATGAGGCTTACTACCTCAACATCGCCAACTACGCTTGGAGCCAACCATCTCCGCAGCCGTATGACCCCAATCCCCCGACCCCCTGATAAGGAGCAGACATGACTACTTTTACGACCACCATCAACGCGATGTACACCCTGCAACAGCCTGACCCCAACTATGTGGTCAATGTGCTGTGGACTGTGACCGGCGTGGACGGCGCAAACACCGCTGAAATCGGCGGCAACACGCAGTTCGACTCAAGCCAAGCACCTGAGAACTTCATCCCCTATCAAAACCTGACTCCGCAGATCGTGACCGGGTGGATTCCTCCCGAGCAGATTGCAAGCGCACAGGCGTGCGTGCAGGGCCAGATTGACTCCATGATCACCCCGCCCGTGTCGCCGCAGAACACGCCGCTGCCTTGGAGTGCATAAAGGGCAAGCCGTCAGCCCCCGATGACGGCAACTGAAGGAGATCAAGATGGGCAATAACAAAGAACCCCAACTTGTGAACATTGATGGTACTGAGTATGACTTTGCGGATCTCACGGATCAGCAGAAGGTCATGTTTGAGCACTGCATTGATCTAGACCGCAAGATCGCCTCTTGCCGGTTCCAACTGGATCAACTGAGCGTGGGCAAGGATGCGTTCTTGAACATTCTCAAGCAGTCTTTGGCCTCTACCCCGGCAGAAGCCGAGGAAAAAGCCGCTTAACCTCAAGGAGAGCCCCATGGCAAAGCAATGGATCGCAAAGGCTATTTCTAAGCCCGGGGCTCTCCGCGAAGCCCTAGGGGTTAAGGAAGGAAAGAAGATTCCCGCCAAGAAATTGGCCGTGAAGGAATCTGACTCTCCATTGATGAAGAAGCGCAAGACGCTTGCGAAGACTTTGAGGGGCTTTGACTGATCATGGAAGAGACGGTAGAGACAAGACTGGCAGTACATGAGGCCGTCTGTTCCCAAAGATATGGCGCTATCGAAAAGCGTCTAGAAGATGGCAGCAAGCGTATGCGCAACATTGAAATCTTGCTGTACATCACGCTAGGTGCTGTCCTTCTTGGCCCCGGCGCTATGGCAGAGGTGGTCAAAAAACTACTGGGAATATGACATGGCTTGGTCAGATGTTCTGAAGGCGATCATCCCCATCGTGGTGGCTGCAATTGCGTGGCTGCTTGGGCAAGTTGCATCTTTCTCAGACCGTCTGACCCGCATCGAAGGCCAGATGCCTGCCCTGATCACTAAGGAAGGCATCCCCACGGATAGCCCTATCAGCGCCGAGCGCCGCGCCCTACAGAAAGAACAGTTGATGGCGCACATCAACGAACTTCAAGTCAAGGTTAGGCTCCTTGAGGAGCGTGAACGCATGAAGGCGAAGTAAGGTGTATGGAGCCGATCTCTGCGATCCTGGCCGCTGCTTCGGCGGCCAATACTGCTTTCACGGTCATCAAGAAGATGGTGGCTACGGGCAAGGAGATCGAACAGGTCGCCGGGCAGATTGGCAAGTGGTACTCAGCATTCGGGACATTCAACAGCCTAGCGGCTGAGAAAGCAAACAAGAAACCGCCGCTATTTAAACGCTTGCTTAATGAAGGCTCCGTTGAACAAGAAGCCTTGCAGATCACCATGCACAAGCAAGCCTTGCATAAGCAGGAGTACGAACTGAAGATCCTGATCGTGGCGCACTACGGTGAGCGGGTGTACAACGAGATGATCATGGAGCGCGTCCGGGTCAAGAAGGAGCGCGATAAGCGGGCGCGGGAGCAGAAACTCCGGCAGCAGGAGTTCTTCTTGACGGTGAAGTACGGTGCGGCGATTGCTTTCTTGGCGGTCGCCGTTATCGCTTTGTTCTATTACCTCAAAGACTTGGTGAGGCAGTGATGTTTGAAATGCTTGGCGGGGGACTTCTTGGTTCAGTCTTTGGGGGGCTGTTCCGGCTGGCGCCTGAAGTTTTGAAGTTTTTGGACAAGGGAAACGAGCGCAAGCACGAACTGGCGATGTTCACGCTCCAGACCGATCTGGAGAAACTGCGCGGCCAGTTCAAGATGGAAGAGAAGTATGTGGACTACTCAGTCCAACAACTAGACACCATCAAAGAAGCATTTAAGGAGCAGTCAGCCACGGCCAAGGAGGCCGGCTGGTTTGTCTCGGCGGTGTCTGCTCTGGTTCGACCTGGCATCACCTGGGCGCTGTTCTTCATGTACGCAGCCGTCAAAGCAGCGGCGATGGTGATGGCCTTTCAGACTGGCGGCAGTTGGGTGGAAGTGCTCTTAAAGGTTTGGGGCGCTGACGACTTCGCCATGCTCAACATGTGCTTGACCTTCTGGTTTGTTGGCCGCAGCATTGAGAAGTACCAGAAGTAATGGAAGATGCCATCAAACTTTGCGCGGATGTCCTGGTCAAGCCCTTTGAGGGCTATGCCAGGCGTTTGCCAAATGGTGATTGCACCGCTTATCCTGATCCTGGTACTGGTGGTGATCCTTGGACTATTGGTTGGGGCTGTACTGGAAGAGACATATCTCAAGGTACGGTATGGACGGTGGAAAGGGCGCAGGCTGCCCTTGAAGCGCACTTGAGGGAATTTGCCTTGCGGCTCCTCCAAATGTCTCCAAGGCTGCATTCAGAGCCTCCCAGGCGCATTGCGGCCATTCTTTCCTGGGTCTACAACTGCGGACTTGGGAACTACCGGATCAGCACCTTCAAAAAGCGTGTAGACGCCGGGGATTGGGTCGGGGCCAAGGAAGAGTGCGTGAAGTGGAACAAGGCCGCAGGTAGGGTTTTACCTGGGTTGACCAGGCGAAGAGTTGCCGAAGCAGCACTGCTGTAGCGTTGCCAAATAACGGGGCCAAATTTACAATGACAAGCACACAAGAAAGGGGTAAGGGTCTATGACGGCGGCAGCAGTGATGACCTATGACTCGCTGACAGAAAACATTTCGTCCTACTTAGAGCGGACGGATACTGCCACGCTTGAGAAAATTCCCCTGTTTATCATGCTGGCAGAACAGGTTATCGCCAGCGAAATCAAGTTTCTGGGCAACCTGACGGTCAACACGGCCTTCATGGTAGCGGGCACTAACATCATCCCCAAGCCTGCTCGGTGGCACAAAACGGTGTCGATGAATGTCTTGGTGGATGGCCAGAAGCAGCCGGTGCTGCTTCGTAAGTACGAATACTTACGCGAATACTGGCCAGACGCCACGCAGACGGATGTCCCCAAGTTCTACGCCGATTACGACTACACGCATTGGCTGATTGCCCCGACGCCTGATGCGGCGTATTCGTTTGAGGTGCTGTACTACCAGCGGCTCCAGCCCTTGGACTCGACGAACCAAACGAACTGGATGACCGAGTACGCTCCCCAGGCTCTGCTTTATGGGAGCCTGTTGCAGGCCATGCCGTTCCTCAAAAACGACGACCGCATACCCATGTGGCAGGCGCAGTACAGCGCCATCATGCAGACCCTCAAGGCTGAAGACCAGCAGCGCCTGGCCGATCGTCAAGCAATCGCGGTGGATACATGACTACATACAACTCTCCGTTTACGGGCGATGTGATTCAGCCCACTGATGTCAGTTACTCGGCGTTCTCAATGAGCGCCGATGTCACACTGGCGTGGCCAATCAACGGCAACCAGAACGGCGACTTTGCGGCCCGGATCATGGATGTGACGCCCACCGTTGGTGGGCTTTCTCTTTACATGCCCCCCGCAAATCAGGTCAGTGTTGGCACGGATTCGCTGATCACCAACAGAGGCGGGCAGACGCTTACGGTCAAAAACTACTCCGGCGGCGCAATCGTCTCAATTGATCCGGGCAAGTCTTTTTACATCTTTGTCACCAACAACAACACCGAGGGTGGCACCTGGGGCAATCTGGCGTTTGGTGTTGGAACATCTTCGCCGGATGCTGCTGCGCTTGCAGGCAAGGGTCTTCTGGCCATCGGCAGCACGCTTAACCAAAGCCATCCGGTTTCGGGCATCGCAAACGGGTACACATTCCAAGACATCGACCGCGCTCAGACCCTTGCTTGGGTTGGCGGGGCTGGAACTGGAACGCTGCCCGCTTCTGGCAGTTTGGGCAACAACTGGTTCGTGCTTTTCAAAAATGGCGGGACTGGGACATTTGCGATATCTACGACCGGCCTGAATACGATTGATGGCTCTTCGACCAAGAACTTCCAGCCCGGCGAGTCTGCAATCATTGTTTGCGATGGGTCGAACTTTTTAACGATTGGCTACGGGCAGAGTGCGAACTTTGCGTTCAATCTGTTGGCCAAGCCGGTTGTAAGCGGGACATACAACATCACGCCATCAGAAGCGTCAAATGTCATCCAAGAATTCGTTGGTGTGTTGTCTGGGAATGTGACGGTTGTTTACCCCCCGGTGGTGAACCTGTACATCCTGAGCAATCAAACAACGGCTGGCGCGTACACGCTTACGGTAACCACCGGTATTGTTGGTGGCGCAACAGCCATCATTCCCGCTGGTGGCCAGGCAACTGTGTTCTGTGACGGGACGAATTTCTTCAACGCTAATACCGTCCAGGCGGGTGCTACGCAAATTGGCATTGTTGACGGCACCGTTTCCAACCCCTCAATTTACTTTTCCAACGAGTCCACGACTGGCATCTACCGCCCAGGCGGTGGCCAGTGGGGGCTGTCAATTCTTGGGACGAATGTGGTAACAGTAAACGCTACCGGCATGACGGTTGCGGGTTCAGGAACCTTTACAACCGGCGTGTCGGGCGGAGCATTCTGAGGTGACAAAAAAAGTCTTCTCACTTGACACGCTGCCTGGTGTGCAGCGCGATGGCACATTCCTCGACAAGAACTACTACACAGACGGAAGGTGGGTCAGGTTCCAGCGTGGACGCCCACGGAAGGTCGGCGGTTATCGGGAAATCACCGGGAACCTAGCGGGGCCCTCTCGCGGCATCTTTGTCAACCCGCAGAACAACTTCAACAATGTGTTCAGTGGGTACTCTGACGGTCTCCAGAAACTGCCGATTGACAACAACGGGGTTGGCGCTGGCATCGTCGATATGACCTTCACCAGCGGGTTCACGCCTAACGCGAACAACCTCTGGCAGTTTGACGGCTTCACCGACACGACCGGCTCTGGAAACAATCTTCTTCTAGCGCACCCCGGCCAAAACCTGAGCGACATCAACAACAGCGCCAATACGCCTGTTTTGGGTGGCCTGATTAACGGCACATCGATGGGCAAGATTGGCGTGTTTACGCTCAATGTCACCACGACAACGGGCCTGGCCACATTCACAGTTCCCACCACTGAACCCGTGGGCGCAGGACAAACCATCACGAGCACGGCGTTCCCCCCGGGAACGACAGTCGTCTCCAATGTCAGCGGGACGGTTACGGTAGATCAAAACGCCACCTCCACCGGGGCTGTGGATGTCGCCTTTGACAACAATGTGGATGTCTCTGGTGGGGTGGTCTCGCTGCACCCATATGTGTTTGTGTACGGCAACGACGGGTTGATCCGCAACTGCGCGGCCGGCAATGTGAACGATTGGGTTTCTGCTGACGCTAACGAGGTCAATGTGGCCACGGACAAGATCGTCCAAGGCCTGGCGGTTCGAGGCGGCTCTAACGCGCCTTCTGGCCTTTTTTGGTCGCTTGATTCGCTGATCCGGGTTTCTTACAACCCAACAACGATCACTGTCGGCGGGGCTCCGAGAACGCTGTTCTGGAGGTACGACATCATCACAACGCAGTCCTCGATTCTGTCGAGCCAGTGTGTGATTGAGTACGACGGCGTTTATTACTGGATTGGTGTTGACCGGTTCCTTCTCTACAACGGCGTGGTGAAGGAGATCCCGAACAACATGAACCAGAACTACTTTTTCGACAACCTCAACTACAACCAGCGCCAAAAAATATGGGCGACTAAGGTTCCAAGGTTTGGTGAGGTTTGGTGGTTCTACCCCCGGGGGGACTCGACCGAATGCAACGACGCAATCGTCTACAACATTCGAGAGAACTGCTGGTATGACGCCGGAGAGGCTCTAGGCGCCCGCAGGTCTGCTGGGTACTTCTCTCAGGTCTTCCATTACCCAATCGCGGCGAGTTGGGAATCCAACGCCACTGGCGGGGCTAACCTGTTTACCCTGACGCCTGGCAGTGGGTATACCAACGGAACCTACACGCTTCAAGCCTTGACCGGAGGAACGGGAACCGGGGCCAAGGCCACGATCGTGGTTGCCGGTGGCGTGGTGACTTCTGTGACGATCACGGTTCGCGGGACAGGGTATTCCGTCGGCGATCAACTGACGGCCGCTATCCCGGCCGGGGCAAACTTCAAGATCACGCTGACTAAGGTGATGACTTTTGTCTCTTTGTATCAGCACGAGATCGGAACAGACGCAATTAAGGGGCAGTCGGCGGAGGCTATTGAGTCCTACTTTGAGACCAATGACATCGGCTGGATCAACGGCGGCCCGACCGCAAGCCCCGGCAATACTCCTCCCCAGGGCGGCGTTGGGGACAATGTTTGGTTCCACATCGAGCGCGTGGAGCCGGACTTCTTGCAAAGCGGGACGATGACCCTTGAGGTCATTGGAAGGCCCTACGCGCAGGCCGATGACAAGGTGTCGCAGCCCTATGAGTTTGAGCCGGACACGCACAAGATCGACATGCGCGAACAACGCCGTGAGTGCCGTCTGAGGTTTACCTCAAATGTGGCTGGTGGCGACTATCAGTTGGGCAAAGTGCTTGTAAACGCCAATGTGGGCGATGTGAGAGGCTACTAATGCTTGGCGTTGTCTACGATCCCCGGTATCACACCTTTATGTCCTGGGCCTCCCTTATGTGCGAGGCATATGCTGGCCAGAACTTGGAAATTCCGCAGTCCGAAGATGACTGGAAGGGCTGGGCCGTGGGCATTAAGGCTATCGATATCTTTGCCAACGAGGCCATTCCGGGGCCGTACATCTACGAAAACTGGCAGGACTGGGCGCAGGCCGTGGTCGGCGCAGTTAATCAAAGAACGACATGACCAAATTTGGCCCTAAATCAACCATGCAGTCCGTACAATTGTGCGGGCTTCATGGCACTTCGAGAGTAAGCAATGAGGTTTGATCAGGATTACTCCGAGCAGGAATTTGAGCCCCCGGTAGAGGAGCAGATTCAGCAGCCCGTGCCGATTGGCGGGGGCCTGTTTAGAACGCCCGACGGCCAAATCATTGACGCCAGCGGGCGCCCGGTTGCGGCGGCTGATGCGGCGGCCATCATCAACGCGACTCAAACCGCCCAAGAGCCGACTCGCGCCGAGCCCCCTCCGCCCCCTCCCCCGCCCCCTCCTCCTCCCCAGGTGGAACAAGCCCCCGAGCCTCGCGGGCTTGAGCCCTTTGCAGAGCCCAAGTTCGAGGAGCCTGTCTCCGTCGGCAGGGGGATTTATCGGGTGTCTGGCGGGGAACTGATCGACACCGATGGTTACCCCGTTTCCGATACTGACTCGCGGCTGTTCCAACCCGCGCCTGCCCCCGCTCCTGAGCCCGCGCCAGCGCCCGCTCCCACCTATAGCCAGGCAGATGTGACGGCTACGGTGGGGCGGTATCTTGATCGCGGGTACTCACCGGAAAACTTGCGGGACTTTGCGGTGTCCCAGGGCATTGAGCCGGATCAATTTGAAACCGCCGTCTCTGCGTACACGCCCGCTCCTGCTCCCGCCCCAACGCCTTCCCCGGCACCTGCTCCGACTCCGGCGCCGACTCCTGCTCCGGCATCGGCAGCAAAAGCACCCGACGCCAACGATCCGCGCAATTTGTTGAAGGGCATACTTGCATCAGACCCGAATGCTGCCGCCAGCATTGCGCAGACCGGCGGCCTGGTTGATTATGGTGAGTCAAGCCGTTACGAAGACCCGGGCACTCAGTTTGGGGATTACACCGTCCGCGCGATCAAGCCAACTGATGACGGGTTTGGAAATGTCACCGAGGGTGGCTACACCGCGACAAAGAACGAACGCGCCAAGAACGGCAATTTCCTGCAAACGGATGTTAGTTATGACTCAGGCGGGAATGTCACCGGCTCAACTTTGAGGGTGTACACGGGGCCCGATCGTGGCGTCATTTACTATTACGACGCTAATGGCCAAAAAACTGGCGAAAGTTCTTTTGCTCCCGGGTTTCTTGACAAGGCGTTCCCGGCGCTTGCCCAGGCTGCTTTGACCGCTATGGGCGTGCCCGCTGCATTTTCTAGTGCGCTTGTGGCAAGACAGCAGGGCGCAGACCTTGAGGGAATGCTCAAGGCTGGGTTGACTGCTTATGCGGGCTCTGAACTTGCCCCCAGTATTAAATCAGTCGGAAATGCGGCCGCAAGCAATGTCACGACAATGTTGGCTAACTCTGGGCTGCCGGATGCGCTGGTGGACTATGCTGGGACTGCGGCCAAGGGCGCCGTTACTGGCTTGGCAAAGGCGGGACTCGGTGCTTTGAAAACCGGGAATATTGACCTTGGAACTGCCATTCTTGGCGGCGCTGCCGGGGGAGTTGGCGGTCAGTTAGCCGGAGACCTCACGAGCAACCTTTCACTTGGCGACTCAACGGTTCTAAATAATGCAGCCGCTGCGGCGGCCCGCGCCGCCATCACCGGCAAAGATGTATCAACCGCTGTTGCAACCTCTTTGGCAAATAGCGTGGCGGGCTCTGTCGTCCCGCCATCTGCGCTTGGCGCGGTCTCGGCGGTGATTAGTAAAACGCTGCCCCCGGCGGTGAAAAAAGCCGTGACCAAGGGCGGCCTGTCTACAGCGAGCAAGACAATTAACGCCACCAACATTGCGGCCACAAAAACCACCAAACCGCCGATCAAAGTTGATGTGAAAACTCTTCGACCCGTAGCGCCACCAGTTCCGCGCCGGGTGGATGTATCTAAACTCAAGCCCATCAAAACGCTCCCGCCGAGCGTCTTATCCAAAATTAGGAAGCCGGGGTAAATCATGGCAACACGACCCATTCTGACCGTTAAGAAGCCTGTGGTTTCTAAAGCGCCGATAACCTCCCGAGTAACGCGCCCGGCCGTGACTCGACCTGCCGCTCCTGCGGTAAGCCGCCCCGTGCTTACAAAACCGGCTGTGTCCTCAGTGGCAAAGCCCCCGATCACAAGGCCTGTCGCTACAAAGCCCCCCGCCACCAAGACCGCCATTACCAAGCCTGTCGTCACAAAACCGGTGGTCACAAAGCCGGTTGTGTCAAAGCCCCCGGCCACTTCCGTGACGCGCCCGATCGTTACCAAGCCCCCTGTAACCAAGCCTGTGGTGACTAAGCCAGTCGTAACCAAACCGGTTGTTACGAAGCCGGTTGTGACCAAGCCCACGGTTACAAAACCGACGGTAACCAAGCCCACAACGCTGGCCCCCAAGATCGGCACGAGTCAGAGCGGCCGCAACGCAGCCATTGGTGCTTTGACCGGCGTGGCTGCGAATGCCCTGATCAACAAATTTACGGGCAAGCCCACCGTTACAAAACCGGCGGTCACCAAGCCAGCGCCGATTAAGCCTGTGGCTCCGAAGCCTGCTGTCACGAGCACCGTAAAACCCACGGTTACAAAGCCGACGGTCACGAAGCCGACTGTCACGAAGCCTACCGTGACTAAACCTGCGGTAACTACGCCAGCGGTTACGAAACCCACGACGACCAAGCCAGCGGTTACTGCGCCCGCAGTTACCAAGCCAACGGTCACCAAACCAACGCTGACCAGCGCCACAACATCTACGCTGCCCTTTGGAACGGTGGCGAATGCTGATGGAACCTTCACGCAAACGATGGACGACGGGTCAACTTTGACCTATGACAGCAGTGGCAGGGTTATCGGCTCAACAGAGGCGACCGATACCGTGACAGTTGCTGGGACAGACACCGGAACCGATACCGGCGGCACTCGTGGGCTCGGCGGCGGAGAAACCGGTGACGATGTTGATGACACCGGAGTCGACACCGGAGTTGATACGGGAGTTGACCTGTCCGGTCTTGACACAACGCCTGGTTATTACCAAGACGACTACGGCAATGTGTACGACGAGAACGGCGATTTGGTATATGACGCCTACTCCGATCTGTACGGCAGTGATACCTATTCTGATGACTCTATGGTTGACATGGGCGAAGAGGTCACTGACGACACAACTGATTACACGGAAGACACGGAAGACACCGACTACACAGACTACACCGACTACACCGACGAGCCCCCGGGAGAAAAGAACGGCGGCTTGATCAGTTTGCTCTACAAGGACGGTGGCGGCGTCAAGATGGCCGCCGGTGGTTGGGTGGATATGGGCGGCGGCCAAGTTGCTTACGACCACGGTGACGGCACCTACGATGTGTATGACGCCGACAGCAGCACCTTCCTGTACACCGCAAACCAGGAAGAAGAGCCTCTTGCCGGAGAAGAAATCAATCAGGTGTTTGGTGAAGATGAAACATCCGATGAAGAGACCGATCAAGAGTACGACCTAAACGCCGGCCGCACCGCGATGGAAGACGGCACCTACATGGAGACGGACGAACAGGGCGTTCAGTATTACTTTGATGACCAGGGTAATTGGCTGTACTCCACAAACCCGAACGGCGAGTTGACCGCTGCTGCTGGCTCCGATGGCCAGCCGGTCTACTACGACCAGCAAGGCAACACAACGATCGGCATGCCAGGCCGTGGGCAATTCGACTTGAGGCGCGCTGTTGATCCTTTGTTGCGTGACCAGCAGCAAGACGGCGGCGGAATTCTGAATACCTTGCGAGGCGCTATCGGCGGGGATAGTGGCGTCATCTCCGGTGCCCTTGGTGCGCTGATGGGCAGCCTGGCCAGCAGGGGCGCAGATGCTGGCGTCAACCAAGGTGTGGACATGTCCGAACTGGCGGCTATGCAAAGCGCCCCCAGTGGATCTGGTCTTTCCGTTGGCGGCGCCCGTGGGGACGGGATGTATGTGCCTTACGAGCAGTACGCATTCTGGAACCCAGATAACCAGGGCCAGTTGTACTCTGACCTTGGCGTGTCTGGGTTTGTTCCGACCTACGAGCAGGCCCCGCAGGAGGAGTATCAAGAGGAGCCCCAAGGGGAGGCCCAAGAGAACGAGGCGCCCCAGTTTGCTGACGGCGGCTCTACCTACTTCACCTATGGCAAGTCGATCCGTCCCGAGGACAATCTGGGGATGAAGCGGGGCGGTTTGTCTCAGGCCCACACCGTACACAGCCACCACACCAATCCGATGGTTCAGGGGCGGATTGACTTCCGTCAGGGCTCTGCTGTGAACGGCGCGGGGGACGGGCAGTCGGACGACATCCCGGCAATGTTGGCTGACGGCGAATATGTGATTGACGCCGACACCGTGGCTCAATTGGGCAACGGCTCCAATAAGGCCGGGGCAAAGATTCTGGACAAGTTCCGCGAGGAGATTCGCTCTCACAAGCGGTCGGCTCCGGTCAACAAAATTCCGCCGAAATCCAAGTCTGCTTTGGCATACCTCAAGGAGGCCATGAATGGCTGATCTATTCCAAGGTTCCGCACTCCCGGCAACCGTATCGACCACGCAGGCTCAGGAGACCGCTCCTGAGTTCTATTCCAACTATCTGCAAGACATCGCAAGTCTTGGGCAGCAGGCCGTCCAGCAGGCTGGTGTTGCGGGGTTCAGTCCCTTGCAGCAGCAAGCCCTCCAGATGGCTCCTGCGCTGTCCTTTGCGGGCTCTGGCACCCTTGGCCAGGCCGCAGGGTTGGCTGGTGCTGCGGGCACCACCATGACCCCGGACATCCTCCAGGGCTACATGAACCCGTATCAGTCGGCGGTCGTCGATGAGATGGGGCGGCTGACCCAGCGCAATGTCATGGAGAATGTGATGCCCGCCCTCGGTGGTGCCGCAGCAGCCTCCGGGCAGTTTGGCTCTAAGCGTCAAGCGGACATCACTGGCCAAACCCTGCGAGACATCCAGGCCGATCTGTTGGGGCGTCAGTATGGTGCTCTTCAGTCTGGTTATGACGCTGCCACCAAGGCCGCGCAGCAAGACTTGCAGCGCCAACTCCAGTCGGGGCAGGCTCTTGAGAACATTGGCCAGCAGCAATACCAGGTTGGAACCGGGGGCCTGAATCAGTTGTTTGGCATGGGTGCCAAGGAGCAGCAGTTGGGCCAGACCATGATGGACTATCCAATGGCTGTGGCGCAGAACTATGCCAAGTTGTTTGGAACGCCGAACATCCCGATGGGCAGGACGACCCAAACGGTGGCCCCGGGACAGCAGGGCCAATACGGCTTGAGTGGGCTCCAGCAGATCGCCACCCTGGCGGGCGTGTTGAGCGCCATGAACAAGGGTGAGGTGCCCAACATCTCCGGTGCTCTGGTTCAGCCTCAAGCCGGACAGGCATCTGTGGCCGGTAGCGGAAGAAAAGCCGGTGGCTCTATTCGCATGGCAGGCGGCGGCACTCCGACCAACGCTGCCTACCATGACGGGCAGGGCAACTATTACGACCAAGACGGCTACCTAGTGGGGTAATCATGGCAACTCAACAACCCGGTGGCGGCCTGAACCAGATGGCGCAGCAGCCTGCAAAGGCCCCTGACACTTCGACTATTGCTGCGGCGCAGATCGTCCCTGAGACCCAGGGCTTTGATGTCAACCGCGAGATGGCTAACCTCGCTCAAGGGCGGGCAGAACTTGACGCGCAGATCAGAAAGATGCAGGAGGCCCTAGCGCGGCGTCAGCAGTTGTCTGTAGACCCGCGCATGGCTGCGTTTACCTATGCGATGTCTCAGCCGACGAAGACCGGTAGCGCCTTCGAGGCGATCGGCTCTGGGCTGGGCGCGTACAGCAAGGCCGAGTTGGAAGATGTAAACAGACAGTCCGAGTTCGACAAGATGAACTTGGAGTTGTTGGCCAAGCGTCAGCAACTGCAACAGCAGATGGCCGGCCAGTCTCTGCTCAACACGATGTACGGCGGCGGCCCAGAAACCATCACGCCGATGTCTACCCAGGCCGCATCTATGACTCCCGTGGCGGGCGCCGCTCCCGGCGTTGCCACTGCTCCTCCGGGATATAGCCAGTTCCGCCCGATTACCGAGCGTGACTTGATGTTGGCAAGGCAGATCGATCCAGAATCTGAAAAGTTCTTGATGGAGTTGCGCCGGACTCAGATCGAGGCGCAGAAGGCTGCGGCGGCTGGGTACACCAAAATCAAGATTCCGCAAACCGACGAAGAGGTCAATGTTCCTATCGAGATCGCGTCGCGGTACTTCGAGACGGCCAAGCAGGCGGCCCTGAAAAATGACCCGCAACTTCTGATCCGATTCATGGCCGAGAACGGCATGATTGCGGCTACCCGCAAGCCTGGTTCTACTGAGTACGAAATGCCCAAGTCCGCTTCAGAGCGGGCGGCCGAGCGCGAGGGCATGACCGAGACCCAGAAGGAGCGGGCCAAGGCCTCAGAACTGCGCGGCAATCAGTTGCTACAGCGCGGTGAGAATGCTCCGATGATGGAGGGTCTTGCTCAGGATGTACTTAGTCTTGCTGATACAAACTCTCGCGCCTTTGACCTCATGCTTGATCCAACGGTCAAAGACTCAGTGCTTCGCGCCATCGAGCAGGGCGCAAGCATCACTGCTGGGCCAATGACGGTGGCAATCAACCTGCCTGTGCGCACCGCACAGGGCTACAAGTTGACCAAGGAAGACATCAAGGCGCTGCAACTCTTCCAACAGAAACAGTCGGCGATCACGGCAGAAATGCGCAAGATCAGCCGCACCCCGGGAGAGGGCGCGACCGACCGCGCAGAGGGCCAGTTGTATGCGGCTATCGGCGTGTTGCCGACGGATTCGGCGCAAGTGCTTGCAATGAAGTCCGAGGCCATCATCCGCAAGGCTCAGTACGATGCGGCGGCTGCGCAGTTGTGGGCGAAGTTCCAGAACGAAAACCCGAACAAGTCGTTCACCTACTTCCAGCACTTCAGCGACGACTACAAGCAACTCCAGAAGGACTATGTCAAGACTCTCAACGAAATCCGCGAGAGGAATGCAGACCTGCTGAGATCGACCCCGAAGGCCGCCAAGCAAGAAAAGGCTCCAGCGGCAGAGACGCCAATAGAGCAATTCAGGCGTGAAAAGGCAGCGCGTGAGAAGCAAGGGGGCCAGTAATGGACTTCAAGAAACTCTCCAGGGAGCAGATGGCCATCGCCGACATGGTGGTCGCTGCTGCTGAGAAGTACGGCATCGACCCGAACCTGCTTCTAGCGCAGGCCTTCCGCGAATCAAAGTTCCAGCACATCCCAAGTTCCGACCCCAACTCGGACGCATTCGGGGTGATGCAGATTCGCCCAAGCACTGCTGCACAGAACAAACTCGGCGACATCCGAGACCTGCAAACGAACATCGACGCCGGTGCTCGTTTGATGCGACAGTATCTCGACCAGTACAAGAAGCCCGAAGCGGCTTTGCTGGCGTACCACCAGGGGCCCGGTGTTGCCGATGAATACATCAAGACCGGCCAACTGAAGGCTGCTGGCCCCAAGGGCTTGGACTATGTCATCGGGATCAGCGAGGCGGCTGGGCTGGCCCCTCCGTCCGAAGAGCCCCGTCCTGGTGATGTGCTGAAGCAGCCCATCCCGGGCTTGCAAAAGGTTCTAGAGACCGAGTCCGGGCCGCCCGGGCCGCCTCAAGAGGAAGTGATTCCCCCCGAGGCTGGCGCAGCCTACGGCGCTCTTGCCAATGTGGGGCTGCAATTGCTTGGTACGCCCCCGCCTGCTCCAAAGTCCACGGCAGAAGAGAAGGCGGCACTTCAGAGTGCGCGGGAAGAGTACGGCACAACGACTTCTGACATTCAGTCCAAGTTCCAGTCAGCCGAAGAGAAGGCCAACCTCAAATACCAAGCCGCGCTCCAAGAGGCGCAAAGCAAGGTTGATCTTGCCCACCAAAAACTAGGCTTGGCTCAGGCCCGTCTTCAGCAGACTATGGAAACGCCGATGGGTATGCCTGGCGGCATGACCTACGCGCAAGCCGATGCAGATTTCCGCGCAGCCCAGCAAGAGGCAATCGCTGCGCAACAAGCCTATAGCCAGGCGCAGGCTGCGGCCAAGGCCAAGGCTCCTCCTCCTGCCGCTCCTGCCGCGCCGGAGATCATCACAGACCCCAACGCTCCCATGCAGCCGCCTCGAACGGCTGAAGCGCAAGTGTTTGAGGGCACGATTGACCCAGAGACCGGCACCACCGGCCGCCAGCGGCAGGTCTACAGCGAGGTCACCTCTTTCCAGGCCTTGCAGCGCAGGGAGCAGGAAAGGGCGCTGCGCGAAGCCCGGGAGCGCGGCCTTGTGCCGGACATCGGCGAGTCCGCCAGGTTGCAGTTTGGCGCTCCCACGGGCACCAGGTCGGGCATCTTGTTGCAGCCGCAGACCGCAGAGCCGATCAAGCAGCAAGAGGCTCTAGAGCAGCAAGCAGCAGAAGACCGGGCCGCGCAAGAGAGGCTTGCTCAAGCCCAAGAGATGGAGCGCCTCAAGCAAGAGGCCATCTTGGCCAAGCAGCGCCAGGCTCAGGCGGCTAAGGTGGCGTCCGACATCGAGCGGTTCCACCAGCAACGGGTAAGCCGGGCACAAAGTGCAGGCGATACCGCAGTCATGCGGGCATTAGAGGCGAAAAACGCACTGCCGATCGTCCAGCAACAGGCCCAAATTGATGCTCAACTGGTTATCGACACCGCAAACATTGCAAGAACACAGGGCTTGCAGGCCGCGCAGGAGGCCTTGCGCAAAGCAGAGCAGGCCTACCCGGGGTTCTTCGAGCGCAACATGCGCAAGTTTGAATCGATTGGAATTGCCTCAGCACCGACCGGCAAGTTTGGCCTTGGGGCGACAGGTCGGGCCATCTCCGGCGGCGTGCTTGGCACCTACGGGGCTATGTCGGTCAACGAATTGGCGCAGCGATACCAGCAGGGCGACCGCGACCCCGAGTTGCTCAAGGCGCTGGCTGCTGCAACTGCCGCAACCGCTGGGGTTGTGCCCGCCTTGGGGCCCAAGACCGCCAGGCTCAAGGGCGCCGGCCTGATGGCTGCTGTGCCCTTGATGGGATACGATTTGGTCAAGGCCCTGTCTGAGGAAGAGGGGCGCTTGCGAATGGAAGAAGAACTCAAGCGCCGCACACAACAAGCCAAGAGTGTTGCGGCCCCCTGATTGGTGATGGCAGTTGCCAATTTGCCCCGCTTCGGTGGGGCATTTTTTTAGGCGTTGCCCTGTGTGTGGAGCAGCAGCAGCGCCATGCGCTGGTGGGCTTGCTCGGTTTCTTCTACGCCAGCATCAAAGCCGCACTGGAAGGCGGCCATGATGAACTTGGCTATGTAGCACTCATCGGACTCGCTGCCGCTGTCAAACTCCGAGGCCAACTTACGGACGACATGCATGTCAATCTCGAAGTTGCCCTCGGCGTTTTTGGACAAGGCCTTCCAGATGATCATGGGCGTTGGTTGTCGAGTGAGCGTGCAACCTCTGGGTTCATGTCGGCCACAATCTTGACGCACCGCTGGTGCTCTTCCTTGGCCGCCTCGATGCGCACGACTGCCTCGATATTAGTGGCGAACTGGATGATGTCAACCTCATCGGCCATCACCGCATTCTTCCTCGGGCGGTCGGATTGAAAAAAGATTTGCTTGATCAGTTCTTCATTCAGCATTTTTCGCGTTCCACAGTTGCCAGTTGATGATGGAATTTTTCGCAATGACCCGCTGGGGGCCGCTGCGATATGTATTAAGGTCGCTGTCAAGAAATTGCTCGATAACATCCGAATGCTTTAGGAATTCTTCGTGGCGGCTGGCCTGCACCTCCGTCTCAAACAGGGTGCCGTCACTGGTTTGGTAGGCTTTGACGGGCTTCATTTGTGCTGGTTCTTCATTTGCCAGAACGACAACAGCGCGACGAACATCTTCCAGCCCCGCTCAAGGTCGGCCTGATCCCACTCTAGAACCTTCACAAGGCCGGGGACGCTGCGGCTGACAAAGACATTCGCGCACCGCGCCGTAGGCATGGCCAGGCCAACCCGGTACGCTGAGAGTTGCATCAGGTGCTCGTCATACCCTTCGATCTTGTCGTCGGGCCCGAAGTCTTTGGTCTTGACATCGGCCACGATGTTCTGGACGTGCAGGTCAACCTTGCCGCCGAACCCAAGTTCATGCCCGAAGGCCCGCTCAGAAACCCACGCCTGGTGGCCAAAATGCGCCTGTAAGGCGTCAACGCATCCCCGGACATGGTCTTGGTGCCGGTCGTTCGATTGGCCCTCATAGAAGGCCTGTATCGAAGCGTGGATGTCGGTTCCAAGGTCAGCAGCCGAGCGACCCTGTTCCTTGGAATCCTCCATGATCCTGGCGATCCAGTCGTCCTCGGACTCAATCGGCCGGCGGGGGAGCGTCAGCGCCGCTAGGAGCACTTGCTTTTGCAGCCACTGGGTCAGGGCTGGTTTGGCGGCCACATTCAAGATGGTCGTCACAGAGGGGACAAGCCCCTCCTTTCTTGCATCTCGAAGCGTGGTGTTGCGCTCCTTGCCGTTGACGCCCATCACCGTGTAGCGAGGGACGCCGTCCCGGGTGTACCAGTGGTTTCCCTCGCTGGCGCGGGTTTCTTTAGCAATCATGCGGTTTCTTCTCGGTTAAAGGTCAGAACGGCAGGTCGTCTTCCATGTCGGTCAAGCCTTCCTTTTGCCGGGCGATCCTGTCGGCACCGGCTCGGTTCTCGTTGGCCTCATAGTCGTATCGCTGCCACTCGGGGGACTCTTTGATCTTGCCCTTGAGCCAGTCGCTGAAGGTCTCGAACAGCGCCATGTCGGGGCTGTCGATGTCAAAGATGTCGGTCTTATTGAACCCTTCCGGGAGCCCGGCTTGCTTCATCTTGGCCGGAACCGGGTTGATGCCCACGATGTTGGTGTAGACCTTCTGGTTGTCGCCCAGAGTCTCCTGTACCGACAGCATGGCCCAACTGCCAAGAATGTTCTTGAGTTCAAACCCATCGAGTTCCTGGCGCGTGAAGTCGCGGCTTCGCCAGGCGGCAAGGTCTTTGCGCAGCCGGGACTCCGGGTTCAGCGACAGGGTGTAGTTCTTCGAGATCGTCATCGGCTCGCCCTTGGAGGTCACCAAGGCCTTGCCGTCGCTGTCTTCGCCATGCACCTCGAAGAAGACCATGATCTTGTGCTGTTGCTTGGATACGCCCTTCCACTCGCTGGTCTGGGTTCCAAGGTCAACAACCCGGTAGCACCGCGCAAGGTGCATGCCCGGGGGCACCGGCTTAAAAGAAGATGCTGCGCCATCTCTCGCTATCAAACTCATGCTTCGCTCCTAGTTTCAAAGGTTTGACTCCTGGGCATCCCGCACTCCTGCCGGATCACAACCCAGTCGTCCTCGGTGGCAGTGCCAGACTCGGCCCTTTGAAGAGCCTCCTCAAGCATCTGCATTCTTTCCAGCATTGCCTGCTGTGCTTCGCTGTCGTTCATTGCTGACTCCGTGGTTAAACGGCAGGCCACTGTATCATGTTTAACCCCAGGATACAACCCCCTTGCAATTGGATTGGGTTTGTGTATGATGTGCTTAAACCACGCAGAAGGAGCGTTGATGAACTTGAGGCAATACTTTGATGGCAAGTCGCGGGGGGCTCAGGTCGAGTTAGCCCGCCAGTGCGGCATCAGCAAGACTTGGATGAACCTGTTGGTGTCGGGCCGGGAGGTGCCTTCTGCCGGGCTGGCGCTGATGATTGAGAAGTTCACCAAGGGCGCGGTGACGCGCAAGACGCTGCGGCCAGACCTTTTTGGAGACATCAAGTGATCTGGTACAAGTTCCACCTCGGCGACTACATCACCCATACCCTGCACCTGTCCGATGCAGAGGACTTGGCCTACCGTCGGCTGCTCGACCTGTACTACATGTCCGAGAAGCCTATCCCACTTGAAACCGATTCGGTATCGCGCAAGATCAGGCTTGATTTAGACATAACCGAATCGGTTTTGGGGGAGTTCTTCGAGAAGACTCCAGATGGGTATCGACACCATCGTTGTGATGAAGAAATAGCACGATATCAGCGCCAGGTCGAGATCAACCGAACCTCTGGAAAGCGAGGCGGCAGGCCGCTGAAAACCGAATCGGTAACCGAAACGGAACCGAAAGTTAACCCTAAACAGATACAGATACAGAAGAAGAATAAATACATATCGTCGGACAAGCCGACTCGGTTCGAGGAGTTCTGGAACACATGGCCACAGTCCAAGCGCAAGGTTGGGAAGGCTGCTGTGCTGACGAAGTGGCAGAAGCACAACCTGGACGAGGTGGCCGACCGGATCATCGCCAGCGTTGAGGCTCTGAAGTCAACCGAGCAATGGACAACCGGGTACGAGCCCGCACCCCTGACCTTCATCAACCAACGGCGCTGGGAAGACCAAAACGAGCCCGTACAGCCGTTTTTTGCCCGGAGGGTAGTGTGACCCCCATCGAGAACTTTTTATCGCGCCTAGAGGCCGTTAAAGGCCGTTCTGGGGCATTCACGGCCCGCTGCCCCGCCCACAACGATCGCGGCCCGAGCCTGGCCATCCGCGAAGCCGACGACGGCCGGGTGCTGCTGCACTGCTTTGCCGGGTGTGAAACCGAATCGGTTCTTCACGCTGTTGGCATGGACTTTGAGGACTTGTTCCCGCAGTCCCGGGCTCCGGTAGAGGGCAAGTCAAGGGTCAAGCCTGCGTTCTACGCCAGCGATTTGATTCGCGTTCTGTCTTTTGAGACACTGGTTGTGAGCATCTGCGCCAGTGACTTGCGCAAGGGCCAACCTTTGTCCGAAGCCGACCACGAGCGGCTTTTGGTTGCCCAGCAACGCATACAGGAGGTCGCCCACTATGCAGGTCTCTAGCGTTATCGAGCGGGCCAAGGCCATCGATGAAGCCCGCCGGGTGCGGTTGATCCAGCCCGAGGAGGTCGATGTCGAGAAGTACCTCAAGGCGGGCGACCTAAGCAACAAGGTTCGCGATGTCGGCGGGCTGATTGATGAGTTGCGCCAGGAGTTAGCGCACCCTCAGCGCGACATCACCCAGACGATGCCCTGGCCAAAGACGGAGGCCACCTTCCGGTTTCGGCCTGGTGAGGTCACCGTCTACGCAGGCTCCAACGGAGGCGGAAAGTCTCTGATCACCGGGCAGATCGCCCTGAGCCTGATCAAGCAGAACCAGAAGGTGTGCATTCAATCCTTCGAGATGAAGCCCCGGCGCACCATCTTGCGGATGCTGCGGCAGTTCTCCGGCGAGAACACCGACGCGCCCCAACTCAATCGCGTCTCGCAGATGAACCGGCTGCTTGACCGATTCCACAGGTTTGCGGGCGATCACCTTTGGTTATACGACCAGCAGGGAACCGTGACGACCGCCCAGGTGATTGCGGTGGCCCGATACAGCGCCATCGAATTGGGCGTGTCGCATGTCTTCATTGACTCGCTGATGAAGTGCGTGGCCGGTGAGGACGACTACAACGCGCAGAAGGCTTTCGTTGACCAGATTACGGCGGTGGCCAGAGACCACAACATCCACATTCACCTGATCCACCACATCAGGAAGTTGCAGAACGAAGAGTTGCAGCCCAACAAGAACGACCTGAAGGGCACGGGCGCCATCGCAGACCAAGTTGACAATGTTTTGCTGATGTGGCGCAACAAGAAGAAAGAGCACGACTTCCAGAAGAAGGGCACCACAGACGACAAGATCCCCGACGCGATGTTGATGTGCGAGAAGCAGCGCAACGGCGAGTCCGAGGAGTGGTACAGCCTGTGGTACGACCGCGAGTGCCAGCAGTTCAACGAGATGCCTGGCGCAATTCCGATGCAGTTTGATACAGGGGGGTCGTTTTGAATGGAGAAGGACAAGGAGATGACGAGCATCGCCACCGTTGTCTCGTTCGATGGGTCATCAAAAAGCGAATTGAAGATCGTGATGCTGCATACCGATTCCTCTACGGCTACCGTGACGGAACTGGTAAAGATCACAAGGGCTGGAACAGATTACATCCGGGCTCACGGCTGGAACAAGATGTTAGAGAACAGTGGGCTAAAGGAAATCGTGGAGCAAAAGGGGATTGGAAATGAGTAAGGGCGAATTGACTGACTTCCAAAAGCGTTTCTTGTTGGGCTCTCAGGGTCAGACCCTGTACACCCAGAAGGAGTTCGAGGAGGCGCTGTCTCAGGCCAAGGCCGAGATCATGGCTGTGGCCATCCAGACCACTAAGCAGGCCATCTTCATCGAGAGGCAGGCTTGTGCGGAGATCGCGTTCGAGCATGAGGCCAAGTTGGCTGGCAAGCAAGACGACCCTGACTTCGTTTCGCCGTTGGCCAACGAAATCCTTAACCGCATACCGAGTCAGCGGCAGTGATCGAGTTGACGCTGCCGTGGCCACCAAGTGTGAACCGGTACTGGAGAACCTTCCAAGGCCGAATGATCATCAGCGCAGAGGGTCGCTCTTACCGCAAGGCTGTGGCCGATCAGGTGCTGATTCAGAGGGGAGCAAAACACTACGCCGGAAAGATGAGGGTCGAGATCGAGGCTTGGCGGCCGGACAACCGCCGTCGCGATCTAGACAACCTTCTGAAGGCTGCGCTGGATGCCTGCACTCACGCAGGTGTATGGGAGGACGACTCCAACATTGTTGACCTCCGCATCTATTGGGCCGAGCACATCGGCGGAATGTTGAAAGTGAAAGTGAGCGAAGCATGAAAGAACCATTGGACTATTTGAGAAAAGCGATTCCTGCCTTGGCCAAGTTGCACAAGGAGTTGGAGAAGAAGGAGCCGGAATACGTCAAGCACTGCCGCGATGTACTGCAAGCAGCCCGCAAGGCTGTGAAGTTTGTGATGCCGCCGAATGGCCAGATTTTTGACTCCGAACTGGCTGGTCTACCTGACGTCGTCAAGTTGCCTTACAGCAGTATCGTCGTTGAGTACGAGTGCCCGAACCCGGGAGGCATGGCGAGTTCTGTATTCGGTGTGGACAAAACCGAGCCAGCCCGCAAGCGCATCGTGTACGCAGAGCAGGTTGAGAACAACATCTATGTGGCCTCCATCGTTGCGTTTCAGAGTTACGGCGTAGACCATTGGCAAGTACAGCCATACATCTCGATCATGGTGCCCAAGGCAGATGTGCCTGATGACTCTGTGGTTGATGACATGCCCGAGTTGTCCGGCAAGAAGTTGGTTGACCAAGTTCGTGTGCAGTTCATAGACATCGGCGGCGTTGCAGAAAAAAGATTTGGCAAGGACTGGGAGCGGCACGCCTACGTTGACATGGTTGATGAAGAGGGTGTGGTGCTGTCCTTGATCGAGGCGCTGACTTGCCGCAACGTCAGCCTCGAAGCGTTGCCCGTCAAAAAGAACAAGGGCGCTCAGATGCGCGGTGCTCTGCCGTATGACGAGTACCACACGCTAGTTGTCAACGCGAGGTCTAGGTCATCAGGGTCTGGAGAAGACCAAGGCACGCACAGGTCGCCGCGTGAGCACCTGCGTCGTGGCCACATCAGGCGGCTGCCAACCGGCAACGTATGGGTTAACTCGACCATCGTCAATCCGGGCAACCACGGCAAAGTTTACAAGTCCTATGAGGTGGCGGCATGAAAGAGGAACCGGAGTTGATCGACATCTTTGCGATGTTTGCCCTAACGGCGCTGATCCAAGGGTTTAGGGGCGAGAGCCCGCAAAGCGCAGCGGAGTCGGCATACGAGTACGCAGCGGAAATGATGAAGGCAAGAAAGTTCTACAGCGAAGGGAAAAGCGATGAGTGAGCAATTCGACATGTTTGAAGACGGGGGCATGTTCCTCGCAAAGTTGCGCAGGAACTGGAGAGATGCGGTTGAAAAAAAGGGTGCGATCTGTCCATGCTGCGATCGTAAAGGCAAGGTTTACAGGATCAAACTCAACCACACCTACGCGCTGAGTGTGTTGTGGATCTTCAAGAACGGCGGAAACGACGGCTGGGTGGATGTGCAGAACAGGGCCCCGAGGTGGATGCTCAAGGGCAAGAACTACGGCATGTTGGCCCACTGGGGGTTTCTGGAGTCGAAGTCGCACAGGTCTGGCATCTGGCGTGTGACGCAGATGGCAAAAGACTGGATCGCGGGGAACATCGGCGCAAGCGAATCGATCTACATCTACGACAACAAACTATGGGGCGCGTCCGATGAAGAGACATCCTTCCGATCCTGCATTCGGAAGTATTTTGACTTCGATGAGGTGATGTCTAGCCAATTCAACTGGGCCAACATCAAGAGGAAGCAAGCATGAGTGAATTGCGAAAAGCAGCACAGCAGGCGATTGAAGCCATAGGGACGATCAGAAAACTGATCAACATGCACGGCGAGTTTTGGTTAGTAGATTCACTCAAGTGCCACGAAGCCGCAGACGCCCTGCGCAGGGCTCTTGCGGAGCCAGAGGTCATTGCGGACAAGCGCAAGCCGCTCACAGACGCAGAGATCAGTGCGCTAGACAACCTGCCTTCGTACCCGTCGGATGCTGAGGTGATGAAGTTCGCCCGGCGCATTGAGCGTGCTCATGGGATAGGAATCAACGATGAACTGTGAATACATCTGGTACGGATTGGCGGCTGGCCTCTTGAGCAGTTTGGTGTTTGGGTTTATTTCGGCATGGTAGAAGGATCGCAAACATGACTAACCTACGACAAGCCGCGCAACAGGCGCTTGAGGCGTTGGTGCTGTGGGAAGACGAAGCACCACATGCGTGGAGTAAGGCTGATGAGGAGGCTGTTGCCGCCCTCCGCGCAGCCCTTGCCGAGCCTGAGCAGGAGCCGGTTGGTCATGCAGACCTTGGCATCAACAACATCTATATCTTCAGCGCATTGGAACCTCGCGTAATTCCTGTTGGCAGGACGCCCCTCTACACCGCACCCGCCCCGCGCAAGCCTCTGCCAGAGGAGGAGATCGTCAGACTGATGGTTGGTGAGGATCGCGTCCAACTCTTGTATGCGAAGCCTGATGACCCTTACTTCTCAGAGTTCGCTCAAGGCGCGATACGGGAGTTGGTTGAATCAGGCCGCGCCATAGAGAGAGCGCATGGCATAGGAGAGCAGCATGGATCGTGACACCATCATCCGACTGGCGCGGGAGGCGGGGCTGAAGTTGTTTAACGAAGGGTGGACATCCTCAGATAACGGAGACGCCGTAGCCGAAGAAAGCCTTGAACGCTTCGCCGCCCTTGTCGCCGCGCATGAGCGGGAACGCATCTGTAAACAGATCGCCATGCTGCATGACTCACTGTCTTTGACTGGAACCGCCAACTGGGGCAGGACATGAACGATCTGCATCTCAAAATTAAAGAGGCGCGTACATCAAGTGTTTACAAGACCCAGAAGGCTTTGGCTGAACAATTGAATGTGTCGCCGGGGGCCATCAGCCAGTGGGAGTCAGAAGACCCCGCCATGCGGACGGTTCCTGACTTGAAAAAGTTGGTTGCCCTAGCGGAAGCAACTGGCAAACCTATTGGATGGTTTTTCGGTGAAGACCCCGCCAAGGCCGAGCGCAAGCGAATTGTTGACATGTTGCTGGACATGCATGCCCAGGAAGAGAGGCACAACTACTTCCTCTTCATAAGCAACATCATCAAGGAGTCGGCATGACTGCGCTGACACAGGCAACCCTAGAGAACGCGCTCATAGATGTGTGGAGCATGGTCAAGGGCAATTGCATCGCGCTCAAGCCCAACAGACTGATCGTTCCTCCAGTCATGTACCGAACACTGATGTGGCGTCCCGCGCTACACAAAGCGCGTGGTGTGCGAGGAAGAAAGCAGGCGATGAAGCGCAGGGCTGTGTCTAAATTGTCTATTTTGCTCAGGAGCAGAACATGAGTGATAGAGACCCACACAAGGCTGTTGACTACATCATCGATAACGCAAAGCACTTCGCTAAAGCGAAAGCCGAGCGCGTATACATCGAGGAATATCGCAAGTCACTCAAGGCCTTGTTGATGAAGCGTTCTATGGAGTCTGCTATCGGCGCTCAGGAGCGAGAGGCGTATGCCCACGAGGAGTACATCGAGTTGCTCAAGGGGCTGAAGCAGGCCGTGGAAGTCGAAGAGAAGTTGCGGTGGGACTTGATCGCTGCGCAGGCCCGTGTTGAGGTCTGGCGCACTGAGCAAGCAAACAACCGCGCCGAAGGTAAGGCAACACTTTAAGGAGTCGTCATGGTTGCGAAAATCGGGAAGAAGAAATTGGTACTGATCGCCGACATGGAGCCGGTGTCTAGGAGCGAGACCTTCACCGCCCCCTGGGGCAAGGTGTGGACGCACGGCTCCGATGTGATGGCCACATGGAAGCGATTCGGTTTCAAGCCGCCATCAGAGTACCGAAACGACTATCGATTCAAGATCAACCGCGAAGGGGGTGTTGTCAATGATTGATGATCCTGAAGAGGAGGCCTGGCTTGAACTGGAGCGCCGCCTGCAAGTCAAGCCAGCGAAAGTTAGGGGCGTCGAGGAAGCGTTTGCGGACTGGGCGCACAGCCACCGGCCTGACCTGTACTGGGTTGAGATGAAGGCCTTCAAGGCGGGTTGGGTTGCGGCCATGCGCAACGAATGGGCAAAGGAGCGCAACGATTGAAATGCCCAGCATGCGGGGCGCCCACTGAAGTACGCGATACAAGGGTCAAACGCACCAACACCATCACTAGGCGCAGGCTGTGTTTCAACATGCATGCGTTCAATACCCTGGAGTCGGTGATCAGTCAACCAAAGGTCAAGCGTGACAACAAAAGCCGAAAAGAAGCACATGGATCAGGTGGCTGACCTGGGGTGCGCCGTCTGTCGCAGGATGGGCTACCCCGGGACGCCAGCAGAACTACACCATCCAAGGGCCGGAACGGGGGCTGGAAGACGCGCAAGCCACATGGATGTCATCCCACTATGCCCGAGGCACCACAGAGGCTCTGACGGCCTCCACGGCCTTGGGACGAAGGGGTTCCCAAAGCATTGGGGGTTCACCGAGGCCGACCTGCTGGAGGACACCCGCCGCCTGCTTGGCAAAAACCCCACAGATTAGTGGGATAAGGGGTTGACATGATGTAACTTCAGATTAAACTAGCACCCATCGACACAGCAATTCCGCACAGTCGAGACAGCGAAGGAAAGCGAAATGGAACTCACCTCTACCAGCAGCATCGATCGCGCCGGTCAACTCAAGGCTCAGATCGCCGAGTTGAAGAAGGAATTCGACTCGATCACCGATGCGGTCAAGGACGCCGCCAGCCTGTCGGGTCAGAAGCACTTCGAGGGCGAACTCTTCAAGGCCACCTACATCGAGTCCAACCGTTCCACGGTTGACTACAAGGCCCTGTGCGCCGACCTGGGCATCACGCCCGAGCAGATCGCCAAGTACACCAAGACCGAAGCGGTGTTCACCGTCAAGGTCACCGGCCGTTGATCAGGGGGCAACATGAAATCCTTGTACGACAAAGCCTACGCAGAGTATTGCAACCTGCCCGAGGTGAGGGTCGATGCCCTCGATATGCCCGAAGACATCAGCCATATGGTCTACCGCGCCCAGCATGAGATTGACCTAGTCGAGGAAGGCGAGAGGGGCGACGGCGACGACTACATACCCTCACGCGCCGACCTAAACAAGATCAAACGCTTCATCAAGAAGTGGTCTGGTAAGTAACCCAACCGGGGGCTTCGGCCCCCACCTAAAGCGAAGGACAGAGAAATGGACAACTTAACCGCAACCGGCATCGTCGAGGGCTTCATCGAAGCCGACTCCGAGGATCAAGTCATCGAGGCTTGGCAGCACCTCATCGACACCGGGCTGGCCTGGCGTCTTCAGGGCTGGTTTGGCCGCATGGCCCAGCGCCTGATCGAAGAGGGTTTTTGTTTGGAGGCCGCATGAGCATCACCAGTTCAAAAACGATTAACGGCATGACGGCGGAAGCGATGTGGCATCTTGCCTGCGTGCTGATGAACATCATAGACGAAGAGGGAACCAGCGCAGACGACATCGATCATTTGATGCAAGCCATGCACGCGCTGTCGTTGTCTTACTTGCGCGACCGACAAATTCTTTGAGGAGACCGCCATGTTCGACCCCAACAACAAGGACGACCTGGCGTACATCGCCGGGTTCAGCGACGGCGTGAAGTTTGTTCTGGGGGAGATCGAGCACTACATCGAGCGCCGGTCTCAAGAGCCCCGCATCACTAAACCCGTCGAAGCACTCTTGCGCCACTTGAAAGGTGAACTGGGTGAAAAGAGCATTCGGTGAGATTGCGGTCAGCGAGTTGTCCAACCCTATCCGGGGGCTTTGGTACTCGCGGCATGAGGAGCCGCAGCCGCAGGAGTTCGACGGCCTGCCTGATTGGATGGCCATAGAGCCGCAGGAAGCCGACCCAGACCTGGGACTGGTGGTGGAGTACCTGCTGTGGAGTCTCCCGGCCCGGGAGGCCAAGATCATCAGGCTGCGGTTCTGGCATGAATGCACCCATCAAGAAATCGCCGACATGCTCGGGGTCTCAACGGTGCGTGTTGGCCAGATCGAAAAGAGGGCCCTGGAAATACTGCGCCACCCCAACCGGCTGTTGGTGCTGACACTGGCCGCCGACCTCCCTAAGCGATACCGCAACTGGGAAAGGGCCCCGCGCTGGGACTGGCTGGGGCTAAGGCGCAACTTCGACCAGTGGCTTGCCGAGGAAAGAGACCCTGAGATTTTGTAGGGTATTGCATTGTGATTTAAGTTTGGGTTACACTACAAGCACTGCATGTCGCAGTGATAGCGAATAGGAAAGCGAATCATGGAAAAGCAAACCGTCCCCTTCAGCCAACTGCTCATCGATGCCGTGAGCCAGCCTGGTGTCCTGTCCAGCGCCTACAGCGCCTTCCACGGGTACAGCATCGGCAACCAACTGTGGGCCCTGTCCCAGTGCGCAGCCCGCAAGATCCCGCTGGGCCCCATCGCCACCTTCAAGAAGTGGCAAGAACTCGGGCGCCAAGTGCAGAAGGGCCAGAAGGCCATCTCGCTGGTGATGCCCGTCACCATCGCCAAGAAGGATGACCAAGGCGAGAAGACCGGCGAGTTCTTCTCCCTGTTCACCGTGCGCAACAACTGGTTCGTACTGAGCCAGACCGAGGGCGAGGACTTCCGTAACGAAGCCCCGACCCCCTCCTGGGACAAGGCCAAGGCCCTGGAAGCCCTGGGCATCACCGAGTCCACCTTCGACCTGGCCAACGGCAATGTGCAGGGCTACGCCCAACTCGACACCATCGCCGTTAACCCGGTGGCGGCTCTCCCCCACAAGACCCGGTTCCATGAGATCGCCCATGTGGTGCTGGGCCACACAAAAGAGGGCTTGGTGACCGACTCCGAGCTGACCCCCCGCGACATCCGCGAAGTGGAGGCCGAGAGCGTGGCGTACATCCTGTGCAGCCTGCTGGGTTTGCCTGGTCTCGAAGAGTCCCGGGGCTACATCCAGAACTGGCTGCAAGGCGGCCAGATCAGCGACAAGAGCGCCCAGCGCATCTTCGCTGTGGCCAACAAGATTCTGGAGGCTGGCAAGTGATGCAAATCCCCACACACCAGTGGGGTATTGCATTGCAGTTTAATTTTGCCTTATACTGACAACACTGCAATCCGCAGGACAGCGAATCAGGAGCGAATCATGGAACAGCAGAAGCCCTTCAGCGTAGGCGCCCGAGTCAAGGGCCTGTACTACGGCCAGCCGTACACCGGCACGGTGGAGTACGCCCGCCCCCACACCATGAACTTGTCCTACAAGCACCACATCGTGCTGGACGCCCCCATTACGGTGTTCAGCGCCCAGCGTGACCGCATCATCGTTTCCATCTGGGAACCCCGCGAGTCCGGCAACACCATCGAAGCAGCCTAAAGGGGAAGAACATGAACGACTACATCATCGAACTCGAAGTTGAAATCGGCGGTGAGGCCTATACCGTAGGCGTGACCGAGTGGGAGCCCTATACACCGGCCGTCGTGTCCTACCGCCCCGAGCACAGTTACCCCTCCGAGGGCGGCACCGCTGACTGGGTGGTGTTCGACGCCGACGGCGGCCCTCCCCCTGTGATGACTCAGGCTATCCGCGACCGCATCGACCAGATGGTCTTCGAGGCGTTGGTGGATTAACCACACAAAGCAATTGGGTATTGCATTGTCGTTTAATTTGGTCTTATACTGCACCCATGCGCTGAACGGTTCGGCGCAGACAGCGAAAGGAAAGCGAACATGAACACCACCACACTCAAGGCCTCCAACATCGCCATCTACGGCTGCGAAGACATGGAGGAGTTTGTTGACAGCGTCACAGACAGCCTCACCTACAAGTTCTCCGGCATCAACATGGTCGTGGCTGGCCTGATGTCAGATGCTCAAGAGCAATTGGCCCACGGCGACAGCGAGGGTGCCCGCCAGACCCTCAACCGCGCCAAGCACCTGCTGTTCCGTGTAATGGACGGCGAACTGGCCGCCAGCGTCTAATTAACCCCGGGGGCTACGGCCCCCTTCAACAGCGAAGGAAATCACCATGACTAACGATCTCTACACCGCCATCGACACCACCTCCCCGACCACCCGCCTGGTGGTGGACAAGTACGACAACAATGAGGTTTGGGTGGCCATGCATGTGCGCCAGGGGCATGTGTACTGCGTAGTGAACTTCGAGCAGGCCCGCGAGATGATCGCCGCCCTCCAGCGCGTTCTCGACAGCGAGAAGGCCCCCAGTGAAGTTGCTGCTTGAAATCCTGGCCCTTGTGACCTGCCTGGTGCTGGGGCCCATCGTGGCCCTGGCCATGCTTTTGTCCAGCCTTTGGGGGAGCCTATGAGCCAGAACATCGGCATGAACAAGGCCGACATCGAACAGATGATGGGCTCCATCTCATCCTGGGGCCGGGCTATGGACAAGGTCAACGGGGCCGAGCGCCGCCTGCTGTACCAGCAGTACCTGAAATCGACGCCCCCCGAAACCCTCCTGGCCATGCAAAAGGTATTCGGCTCCGGCATGAGGAATACCTTCGGCTTGACCTCAAACCACCGCAAGAACATCAGCGAATCAATGAAGGCCCGATGGGCCCAAAGGAAAGAGTATGAACGCCAAAGAAATCGACCAAATGATGCAGCACCTGCCCAGCCAGAGACACCGGTACGAACGGCGGCTGCTGGACGAGGTTTTGGCTGGCTTGGCAATAACCTTGTTTTTGACTACACTTTGTTTTATGTGAAAGCGAAGCAGAAGCGATCCTGATGCGAAGCACAACCGAATCGGTTTATACGGTATGGATCAACCGCAACTGATCTAGGGGCCCGCCACAAGCGGGCCTCTTCGTTGCGGGGTGCTTGACAGGGATTTGAATCTTGTCGCACAATGCTTTTACTGCTACGGAGTGGAACCCAAAGCAGAGAGAGCCGCTAGATCAGACTCCGACCCCGTATGGGGTGCCACCCTGCCAAAAACAGGGTCGGGTTCCACCGGGGTCTGTTCTAGCGGTTTTTGCTTTCCGCTCCTGGCCGTCGTACTCCGCACGCAGTAGGGGCCGCAAGTGGGGCCGCTCGGAAGGAAACCGCGCCGTACTCGAACCACCAACGGGTGCGTGCCAGCCTTGGTTGAGGGACTGGCGCAGGCATGACTGAGCGTGACCGGCTCCAGAGCAGTCATCCCGATGAATTAACCCGTCAAGCGCACTTGGTTTGCTGTGTACAGATGAGACAGGCAGATGGAGCGTGGCCCAAGGCAGGGTCACCCGGAGTAGCCATGTCTTGAGAGGATTGGCATGAGAATTAACCTCAAAGTTCCATTTGAAGATAAGGACAAAGCCAGAGCGGCTGGCGCTCGATGGGATGTGGCCAGGAAGACTTGGTATGTTGAGAATGCCGAGGATCTCAAGCCGTTTGCGCCGTGGATAAGTGAGGAAGTGCAGGCCTGGTTCAGCGGCAAAAAGCCTTTACCCAAGACCAGCAAGCGCCTATAATTTCACCGTGCGTTTGGGTTCAATTTTGAGCCGATATCAAACCGCAAGCGGACTGAAAGCGCACCGAAAGCGAATCGGTTTTCCCCACAAAGGGGGCCAACACGCATGGGGATTGGGTGAATTCGGGCGGGCCGTCAGCCGCACCGATGAGCCGCAACCTGACGGATCAGTCCCCAGCCGTGTTGGTGAATGCGCAGGCTGATGCGCGACTCAGCGGCCTCACTTTCGAGTGTGGATGTTTCGGAGATGACATCGACCCAGCCGGGAGAACCGAATGCCGGAGATCAGCGCCGGCCGCCAACAGCCCATACTGGCGACTCGAAAGCGAATCGATTACATTGCGAATCATTCGACTTTTATTCAAGGGATTACGGGTGATGCCAGAAACCGTCAAGAAACCGCGCAAAAAGGCCGTAGAGGCTGCGAACGCCCCAAAGGCAGGGGCAAGTACCTCCGACGCCCAAAAACCCGCCAAAAGGCCGCAAAAGACTGGCAGACCCTCAAAGTACGACCCTGAGATCGCAAGGCAGATATGCGAACAACTCAGTGAAGGGATACCACTGAGGCAGATATGCAGGGACAACGAAGGGTTCCCGGCGTGGAGGACGGTTTACGATTGGATGGCGAAAGATGATGCGGCTGGTTCCGCTGGCGTCGGTCTTTCCGCATCCATCGCACGCGCTCGCGACATTGGTTACGACGCGCTGGCCGAAGAGTGCTTGCTGATTGCCGACAATCCCCACTTTGGTCAGAAGCAGGTAATGACGGATCAGGGGACGGCCACGACCATCGAGGATATGCTGGGCCACCGCAAACTTCAGATCGAGACCCGGCTCAAGTTACTGGCGAAGTTCCACCCCACCAAGTACGGCGACAAGATCGGCGTGCATGGAGTTGAGGGCGCCGCTCCCATCAAAACCGAGAACGCGACGGCAGACAAGTTCTTGGAGATTATCCGCAACATGGAGATGAGCAAGCGTGCTGGCTGAGATTCTGGAAGACCCAGAAGTCAAGGCTGAGTTCAATGCCCAGCCAGAGCATCAGCGCATCGCCAAGATCGCCCACGCAATGTGGGTAGAAAGCGCACACAAATACCAGGTGCCGCCGCCGCTGGAGCAGGATTACCATGTTTGGGTAATGCTCGCGGGGAGAGGTGCGGGCAAGACCCGCTCCGCTGCCGAGGCCCTGTGGTGGTGGTGCTGGATCACCCCAGAGAGCCGGGGGCTGGTGCTGGCTCCTACCAGCAACGACTTGAAGTTCACCTGCTTCGAGGGCGTATCAGGCCTGCTGTCGGTTATCCCGAAAGAATTGATCGCCGACTACAACAAGCAAGACCACCAGATCAAGTTAGTCAACGGCTCGATCATCCGGGGCATCTCGGCCGACTCCTACGAGCGCCTGCGCGGCCCTCAGTTCCACTTTGCCTGGTGCGACGAGTTGGCGGCCTTCCAGTACATCCAAGAGGCCTGGGACATGATGCAGTTCGGCCTGCGCCTGGGCGACAGCCCCAAGGTGATCGTGACCACCACCCCGAGGCCTAAAGACCTAATCCTGGAGTTGGTGGGGCGTGAGGGCCAGGATGTGATCATCGACCGCGCCAGCACCTACGACAACGCCGAGAACCTGGCGCCCACCTTCAGAAACCAACTGGAGCAGTACAAGGGCACCAAGTTGTACGAGCAGGAGGTGATGGGCTCGATCGTTGACCTGGAGGACGGCAAGGTCGTCTCCCGGGACATGTTCCGCCTGTACCCCGCCCGCAGGGCCTTCCCGAAGTTCGAGTTCATCGTCCAGTCCTATGACTGCGCCTTCAGCGAGAAGGAGCACAACGACCCTACGGCCATGACGACCTGGGGCGTGTTCAAGCCTATGGACGGCCCCATGAGCGTGCTGCTGATCGACTGCTGGGCCGAGCACCTGACCTTCCCCAAACTCAAGGATAAGGTGCTGGACGAGTGGAAGGTGTCCTACGGCGAGGGCAAGGAGATGAAGCGCCCCGACCTGATCCTGGTAGAGGAGAAAGCCGCAGGCATCTCGCTGATTCAAGAACTCCAGAAGGCGCACCTGCCTGTGCGGGGCTACAACCCCGGGCGGGCGGACAAGATGCAGCGCCTACAGATCACGGCGGCCATCTTTGCTGCTGGGCGGGTGTGGCTGCCGGAGTCTGACCGTGGCAACGGGATGGTCAAGGACTGGTGCGAGGGGTTCTTGAGCCAGATATGTAGTTTCCCGGATTCGAGCCACGACGATTATGTGGACTCGGCCACGCAGGCCATGCGGCTGCTCAAGGACATGGGGTTCCTCGACATCGATCCAGAGCCCCGATATGATGACGACGATGATTATGTGATCGAGAATCAACAGGCGCGGGTCAATCCCTACGCCCAGTGAGGGACTGTATGGCGGACTACGGCAAGGTAATCAAAGGCGCACTGTCTGCCGTGAAGGGCACTCAGGAGGTGTTGCCAGCCGCCCAGCGAGAGGCCAACAAGGCCAAGTTCCTGGCTGAATCTAAAGACCCTCGCCGGATGTATCACGCGACGGGGATGGACTTCAAACAGTTTCTGCCTGGCGGTCAATCGCAGGCTGTGTTTGTAACGCCCGAAGCCAAATTCGCCGAAGATTTTGCGCTCAATAATTTCACAACATCACAAGGCAGTGACAAATTCCAGGCGGGCACTCAAACAATGCCTGTCCGTGTGCAGGTCAAGAATCCATTTGATTACGAGAATCCGGCTCACATAAGGCATCTCAGGGAAATGGCCCGCAAGCGATTCCCCGGTAATCAACAGGTCATGGACGAGATTGAGGCGATGGGCCTGTTCGAGCACAACTGGCCATCGGTGGAGCACCCAGACATCCAGCGGCTGATCAAGCAAGGGGGCTACGATTCGTTCTACTCCGCCGAGCGCGGCACAAAGAATCTGGGTATCTATGACCCGCGCAAGGTCAAGTCCGAGATCGGCAACCGTGGAACCTTCGATGTGACAAACCCCGATATCACCAAGCGCCGTGGTGGCCCTGTGCGGATGCAAGCAGGCGGGGCGTTGAATGTTCTAAAGATGCTGGCCAAGGGCGAGGACGCAGCCAGCGCGGCGCAGCGGGCAGCAGCCGGGAGGCGGGCGGCTGATGTGATCAAGGCCACGGAGCCTATGAAGATGTCCGAGGCTCTTGGCGGCATGAATGTCGAAGGCAAGGGCGTTCTAAAGGTCACGCAGTCTGACCGCACCCGAGTCGGCGGCGGCAACATCGGCGGGGCCATGTTCCCCGGCCTTCAGCAGGTTGACCCCATCTATGAGGGAGCGGTCTGGGGCGTGGGCAACAAGCCGACGGCCAGTGGGCTGATCCGCCAGTCTGACGAGAACACACTATGGTCAACCCTGTTGGGGTCGGCCGATCAACTCAAGACCAATCCGCTGGTGTTCAATAAGTTGCGCAAAGGTTTCACCGACGCAATGAAGGAGGGCAAACTCTCCGACGAACTGGCCGAAAAGATCAACAAGAACCTGGCGCTGAAGTTTGGGGAAGGGGCGGACATCCGCGACCCCAAGATTTGGCAGAAGGCCGACACTTTCGACAAGCGTGCTTTGTTGGCCGATCTGATGATGGGCCAGGGCGTGGCTCCTGGTAAGGGCGGTGTGGCGCTGGGCGGCGAGAAGAGCGGCAAGGGCGTGATCTTCCAGCCCACGGAGATTCTCAAGCGCGAAACCGAGCCGCTGTTGATGCATCCCGAATTTGGCGGCGATGTCCCGACCTTTTCGGTGGGGCCGCGCCTGTTTACTTTGTCCGGCGAAGTCAAACAGCGCCCAGATTTGCATCCCGGGTTTCCGATCATTTTGCAGGGCGAAGACAAGGGCTTGGTATTTAAGCCAGCGCCCGGCGAGATTGCGATGCGCGATTATTACGACCGGTTTGTCAAGAGCAAGGGCCGTGCGCCTGGTTACTACGACTGGACGCTAGGAGAAAAGGGTATTGGCCTGCCGTCGCAATTGATCACGGACAAATACCTCACCCACCTCCAGAAGGCGGGTTTTGCAGAAGGAGGCAATGTGGATTCATTCAGCGCACGCCTGAAAGCAGGCCTAGAGCAGTACAAGGCCGTCGGTGGGGCGGTCAATCTATCGGATACCCGGCCTGATGTGACGGACAGCGAGGCCAGGATTGCCGCGCCGTTCTACAAGAAGGGCGGAGGGGTGCAGCGGTTTGATGGCGGCGGTTATGCCGAGCCTCTAGCGGCTCCCGATGCTCCGGTCGATCCTCTGACGCGCAAGGCGTTTGCCAATCTCATGGGCAAGGGCCGGGAGCAACTGGAAAAAGAATTCAGGATGTTGATGAGCGACCCAGCGGCCCGGGCGGACATCCTGAAGCGCATCGGCCTGCAAACCGCAGGGGGCGGGTCGGACTTGCTCAACCTGCTGGCCAGTGGGGTGGACATCGCCCAGGAGCAGATTCCGGCTTTGCGCAAGCCCGCCAGTGTGCTCGACCCTTCTGGCAAGACGCTGGGGTTCCAGCCCAAGGCGGCGCTGTCGTCTGAGGAGCCGACGCTGGGCAGTGCGCACCTGATCCGCAAGGCTCAGGAGGCTGGGCTGCTAGGCGAGAACGAGGCCCCGATTACAGAGATTCTGGGCAGCATTGCGCTTGGCGCTGGTGCGGCAAACCCGGCCAAGGTTCGGGGCGGGCTCAACACCATGACGGCGGCCTCTCGCAGGCCGTTCACGCCCGCAACGGTGACGATGGAGGCTGTGGCCCCCGACCTGGCCAAGTTCAAGCCCCGCGACTGGCAGGAGACGACCACCCGCCGGTTGATTTCTGGTGAGGGCGCTCCGGTATCGATGTCCACGGTAGGTGGCCAGAGGACGACCAAGCGGCCCGGGCAGGGGGTGTACTTCAACGACCCGGATGATTTTGGCGTGCGCCAACTAGAGACCAACCCAATGGTGGCCGTGGATGTTCCGGCAGTTGGGTCGATGGCCAAGAATCAAGCGTTCCGCCGTGACATCTCGCAGGCAGGCAAGGAGTTGGGTCAAGAGAGCGTGGCCGCACACCGGTTCCTGCCGATGCTGTCCAACACGATGGCCGACGCCAATGCGGTGCTGATCAAGCCCAGCAAGGGAACCCTGTCCAACGAGCAGGCGATTGAGTTGGGCCGCATGCTGGGCGGCGACATGGTGGTGGCGCACAACCCCCGCTTGGGTGGTGTGGTGGTGTACCCCTTCCCATTCAAAGAGGTCAAGGGCATGCCCGGCGAATTGGTTCAGGCCACGCAGGCGGCCAAGACGATTCTTGGGGAGGGCGCAAACCTGCGGTACGGGCGCGTTCACCCGACCAAGGACACAACCTACATCCCGAGGGCAGACTATGCTAAGGAAGGCGCAGGAGAGCCCTCAGCCGCTTCCGTAGCGATGCGAGAGCGACTGAAAAAGGGTGAGGCGCGGCTCTTCCGCGAGCGCGAGAAATCAACGCAGTAGCCTCAAGCCACGCATCATGTTCAAGCGTCCAATCCCGGTTCTTCTTGTTGACAAAGTTCAGCGCGTCAGCCCGAGAGCAAAACTCGGCGACGCGATAGGGCCGGTCGGTGCGGACGAACAACACCTCCCAGCCGTCCTGAAACGGCTCAACCACATAGGGGTATTGGAGCGTGACATTCATGCTTCGATGTTACACCCGGCATTAAACAATTGTCAAGGGGCGGCACATGGCCACTGAGTTTCCAACAGACCCTGAGTTCGGTCGATTCATTGACGGCATCACGCAGATGCCTGATGGGGGCGCTATGGTGGATATGCCCCCGGACGATATGGACATCGTCGAGCAGCCCGACGGGGGCGCTTTGGTGACCATCGGCGGTCAAGACGAAGAGGGCGAGAGCGACTTCTACGAGAACCTAGCCGAGAAGATCAGCAACATCGAGTTGTCCAGTATCGCGATGCGCTACCTGGAGTTGATCGACAAGGACAAGGAAGCGCGTAAGGATCGGGACAAGAAGTACGAAGAGGGCTTGAAGCGCACCGGCATGGGCAACGACGCACCTGGTGGCGCTCAGTTCCAGGGGGCTTCCAAGGTTGTCCACCCGATCATGGCCGAGGCCTGTGTGGACTTCGCGTCCCGGGCCATGAAGGAGTTGTTCCCGCCTGATGGGCCCACGCGCACGAGGATTGTGGGCGAGATCAACGCCGAAAAGGAAGAGCGGGCCAAGCGCAAGCGCGATTGGATGAACTGGCAGTTGACGGAGCAGATCGAAGAGTTCCGCGACGAGCAAGAGCAGTTGCTTACCCAGTTGCCGTTGGGGGGTTCGCAGTACCTCAAACTCTGGTACGACGAGGACAAAAAGCGCCCCTGTGCTGAGTTCATCCCCATCGACAACATGATCCTGCCGTTTGCGGCGACGAACTTCTACACCGCACAGCGCGCAGCCGAGCAGCAAGACATCACCGAGTGGGAGTTTTCCCGCCGGGTAGAGGCCGGGCTGTATCGGGACATCCGCATGATCCGGGCCACGATGGAGCCCGATCAATCCGCAGCGGAGAAGGCCAACAACAAGATCGAAGGCCGCAAGTGGCAAGACAACGAAGACGGCATGCGCCGGGTCTTTCATGTCTACACCTACATGAACATCGAGGAGGATTCGTTCTCCAAGGGCAAGAACGCCCCGTACATCCTGATGATCGACGAAATCGATTCTGAGGTCATTGGGCTGTACCGCAATTGGGACGAGACCGACCCCACGATGGCCAAACTGGACTGGGTCATCGAGTTCAAATTCATCCCCTGGAGAGGCGCGTATGCCATCGGGCTACCTCACCTTATCGGAGGCCTCGCTGCGGCCTTGACGGGCGCTTTAAGGGCCTTGCTGGACACCGCTCACATCAACAACTCGGCCACGATGCTGAAGTTGAAGGGGGCCAAGATCAGTGGCCAGTCCCAGAATGTGGAGGTCACGCAGGTCACCGAGATCGAAGCCGGGCCTGGTGTGAACGACATCCGCCAGGTGGCCATGCCGATGCCGTTCAATCCCCCCAATCAAGTGCTCTACGAGTTGCTGGGGTGGTTGGATAAGGCCGCCAAGGGCGTGGTGACCACGGCAGAAGAGAAGATCGCCGACGCCACGGCCCAAATGCCGGTGGGCACGACCCAGGCCTTGATCGAGCAGGGCGCTGCGGTGTTCTCCTCGATCCACGCACGGCTGCATGACAGCCAGCGGCGCGTGTTGCAGGTGCTGGGCCGCATCAACCGCTGGTATCTGGAAGACATGATGCGCGGCGATGAGGTCGCCGAGTTGCCCATCAGCGGTCAGGATTTCAGGAAGAACAGCGATGTCATCCCGGTATCCGACCCGCACATTTTCTCCGAGACTCAGCGCATGGCCCAGACGCAGGCCGTGCTCCAGTTGGCCACGCAAGCCAACCAAGTCATGCCGGGTTCGTTTGACATGCGGGCGGTTTACGCTCGGATGCTCAAGCAGTTGAAGGTTCCCGATGTGCAGGAGTTGATGCCCAACACCGGCAAGCCTCAGGAACTCAACGCAGCGGACGAGAACGCCGCGATGTCGCTGGGCAAACCAGCATTTGCGTACCCTGGCCAAGACCACCTGGCGCACATTCAGGCGCACCTGAACTTTGGTCTTGACCCGATGCTGGGTGCCAGCCAGTTGATTGGGCCGAAATTTGTGCCCAACGCAATGGAGCACATCAAGCAGCACATGGTGCTTTGGTACAAGGAGCAGATGCAGGGCTATGTCACCACGGGCACCAACATCAAACTTGGGCCTTACGAGGACTCGCGCATGGCTTCGGAAATCGACAAGGCGTTTGCCCTGGCCTCAGACCATGTGAAGATGGACACGCAGGAGGTTTTTGGCGGCGTTATTCAGGCCATGCAGCAGATGGGCCAGTTCATGGCTCAGTTGCCCAAGCCGCAGCCGCCGATGGACGCAGAGGCTCAGGCCGTGTTGCAGGCCTCTTTGGCCGAGACGCAGCGCCGCGCCCAGCGCGACCAGGCAGAAATGGCCTTCAAGGCCCAACAGTTGCAGGCGGATATCGCCATGAACGCCGAGAACAACCTCACCAAGGAGAGGATGACCACGGCGGAGTTGACGGTAGACGAAGCAAGGCTGCAACGAGAGCAGGAAGAAACTGCTATCAAGTTGCAAAACACCACCCAAGCCAGACTAGGAGGCTAAATCATGTCAGTCGATCTCAAGGACGAGCAGTCCGAAGCAGTGCGTCAGCAGCATCGCAACGCCGCTGGTGCATGGATCAATGGAAGCGAATTGAAAGAGCAGTCAAAAGCGACCCAGCCGCAGGCCAATTCTGACCACGGCAATTTCACAAACAAAGGTGTAGATAAGAAGAACGCATGAGGTACACCTCCGACTTCATCGCTGTGGTTAAGCAGCGGCAAGCCGAAATCGCCCAGAGCCTTGCGCAGGGACAGTGCATGACTTTTGAGGCGTATCAGCGGCTGGTCGGTACTTATGCGGGTCTTGTTGAAGCCCTTGAAATTCTCAACAACCTTTTAGAGGAATCTAATGAAGATGACTGAGCCGGTAGCGTTCACAGACGCTGATGTGCGGGAAGCCTTTCCTGCTGTAGACCCCGGTGCAAAACCCCTCGGAGCCCGAGTTTTGGTGCAGTTGCGGCGCACCAAGAAGAAGGTCACGAGTGCCGGGATTGTTTTGGTCGAGGAAACTCGCGAGACGGAGAAGTGGCAGAACATGGTGGGCAAAGTTATCGAACTTGGCCCCCTTGCTTTCCGCAAGCGAGACACGATGGAGCCTTGGGTAGAGGGCACTTGGTGCGAAGTGGGTGACTACATTCGCGTTCCCAAGTGGGGTGGAGACCGCTGGGAGGTCAAGGCCCCCGGTGATGACGACACCGAAGACCCAATTCTGTTCATGGTTCTCAACGACCACGAGGTAATCGCCAAGATTACTGGTAATCCCCTAGAAATGAAGGCATTTGTATGAGTACAGCCGCTGAAAAAGAGGAGGTAATGGTGATCCAGGAGGCTGCTGACGGCTCTGCTGTCGTGGAATTGCCTGCTGGTCTTGTTCCTCCCGACGAAAACGAAGAAAAACCGGTCAAAAACGAGTCGGAAGACTCCGATGACGGGTCAGATGAGGCCGATGACGAGGCTCGGGAGGCAGAAATTGCCGCTGGGGGCTCTGTTAATGAGGATGCGGAGGCCCTGCGGGAGCAAAAGCGCCTCAAACGGCTGCGCCGCAAGGAGTACCACCGCCAGGTTGAGCAGGAAAAGAACCTCAAACTGGACATGCTCAGTCGCCAGAACCAGCAACTGCTGGAGCGCCTGGCCGTTTTGGAGCGAAAGAGCCACGGAAGCGACATTGCGCGGCTGGAATCCAAGATTGAGGAGCAGCAAAACCGGGTTGCGTTCGCCAAAGCGAAGATGGCCGAGGCCACAAGCACCCAAAACGGTGAATTGCTGGCTTCTGCGCAAGAAATGTGGTTCGAGGCCCGTCGCAATGTCGAGGCGCTGGAGAATCTGCGCAAGCGGGCGACTCAGCCGCAGCGCCAGCAGCCGATTCAGCAGCAAAACCCGGCCTTGGTCAACCTGGCCAAGCAGTGGATGTCCAACAACCGCTGGTACGACCCCAAAGGCGGCGACGAGGACTCCAAAATCGCCCTGGCCATCGACGAACAGATGGCCGCTGAGGGCTGGGACGCCACCACACCAGAATTTTGGCGAGAACTGGACAATCGCGTTGCAAGACGACTGCCCCATCGCTATACTGAAGATGCCGACGAGAAACCAAATCGCCGACCGCGAAATGTGGTGACAGGGTCGGGTCGAGAAGCAAGCCCTCCTGCTTCGAGTGGTAATCAGTTATACCTGTCAAGGGAACAGATTAACGCGATCAAGGAGGCGGGCATGTGGGACGACCCAAGGAAGCGAGCGAAGATGATTGCCAACTACGCTCAATACGCCAGGTCACAACGGAATAGTGGTTAAGGAGATTAAAAATGGATTCTCGTTTGAAGAAAAATCTTTCTGCTGGTGGGCGCGACAACCGCGCCATTCTTGATTCAAGTCGAGAGGCACCGGAGAAGCAGTTCGCGTCGTCCGAAGAGCAGATGAAAATGTGGAAGGACGAGTGGACACAAAGCGCGTTGCCATCTGTCCCGGAAATGCCGGGATGGCACCTTTGCTGGCTATCGACAACTAACAGTTACGACAGCATCGACAAGCGGATTCGGCTCGGGTATGTCCCCGTCAAGGTGGAAGAGTATTCGGGATTTGAGAATTACCGTGTCAAGTCTGGGGAACATGTTGGTTTTATCGCGTGCAATGAGATGTTGCTGTTCAAGATACCGATGGAGCGGTATCAGCAAGTGATGGCTCATTTCCACCATGAGGCTCCGCTGGAGGAGGCGAACAAGATTCGCGTTCAGGCAGAGCAGCAAGTTGGTCGCGATAGCAGGGGCAGGCCCCTGGGTCAGATTGAAGGCGAAGGTTTGGACAACATTGACAAGCCGATCCCGATCCCCGTATTCCACGGGTAAGGGTTGTTGAATAAACAAGGAGTTCACATGAGTTCTACCTCTGCTCCGTTCGGTCTGCGCCCTGCTTTCCATCCCTCTGGCTTGGATCGGGCGACCATGATCGTTGACGGAATCACCTCGGGCTACGGCTCGGCAATCCTCAAGGGCCAACCTGTAAAACTGGACACTGCTGGCGTTATCCTGCCTGCGGCTGCTGGTGATGCATTCGTTGGCGCATTTGCTGGCGTCGAGTGGACTGACACCACTGGCCGTCGTCGCGTATCGAACAACTGGCCCGCCAGTACCGCATATGTGACCGGTTCCTGCAACGCCTACTTCTATCAAGATCCGAATATCGTTTACGAGATTCAGACTGATGGAACGCTGACCCAGGCATCGATTGGTGCGGAAGCCGACCTGTCCAACACCACGGACGGTTCGACCACCACCGGTCTGTCGCAATGCACGCTGTCTTCGACTCTGAAGGCTGCTGGCGTGCAGGGCCAAATGCAGATTCTCAACCTCGCCCCCTATGCCGACAACGCATGGGGAGATTCCTTCGTCATCGTTCGCGCCCAGATCAGCAAGTCGCAGGTCACGGCAGCGTTCACCGGCATTTAAGGAGGGCGTGAATCATGGCAGCCCCGATGCGCAGTACCGACTTTCGGTCAATTGTTGAACCCATTCTGAACGAGTGTTTTGACGGTGTTTATGACCAGCGTCAAGACGAGTGGAGCCGTGTGTTCCGCGAACAGGATGGTATTCCCCGTAACTACCACGAAGAGCCCGTCCTGTACGGATTCGGCGCCGCTCCCCAACTGCCTGACGGAACCCCGGTTTCGTATCAGCAGGGCGGCGTGCTGTTCCTCCAGCGTTATGTGTACCAAGTCTTTGGTCTGGCTTTTGCTCTGACCAAGGTTTTGGTGGAGGACGGCGACCACATCCGTATCGGCCAGGTCTATGCCCGCCACCTTGCTCAGTCGCTGATTGAGACCAAGGAAACGCTGGCAGCCAATGTGCTGAACCGCGCTTTCAACAGCGCATACCCCGGCGGTGACGGCGTGCAGTTGAACTCCAACGCACACCCCATCGTCAACGGCACGGCGTCCAACCTGCTGACCACGGCAGCCAACCTGTCCCAGACCTCTCTGGAGCAGATGCTGATCCAAATCCGCCAGGCTGTGGACAACAACGGCAAGAAGATTCGTCTGGTGCCCCGCCAACTGGTGGTGGCTCCTGGCAACATCTTCCAAGCCGAAGTGCTGCTGAAGTCCGTGCTGCGCACTGGCAATGCGAACAACGACATCAACCCGATCAAGTCGATTGGCTTGCTCGACGAGGGTGCCGCTGTGATCTCGCGTTTGACCTCTGCAACCGCATGGTGGGTTCAGACCGATGCACCTGAAGGCATGAAACTCCTGATGCGCCGCCGTCTCGAAAAGACGATGGAAGGCGACTTTGAAACTGACACAATGCGCTACAAGGCAACTGAGCGTTATCAAGTCGGTTTCACTGACTGGCGTGCCATGTACGGCACCCCCGGCGTCTAAGGAAACAGGGGGGCTTCTGCCCCCCTACTTACAGGAGGATTTATGGCTCAGACCTACATTGGTTCGACACTCAGAACCGGTTCGGGTACGCTGACCGACACCACCGACGGCGGCTTCGTCGTCGTGAGTCAGACGACAACCGTCACGACTCTGGCGTCTGGTGCAGCATCGAGTGCAACGCTGACGCTTCCTGCTTCGTCCCAGATCATCGACTTCTTTGTCGATATGGTGCAAGACGAGGCGGTTGGCGGTGGCACTGCAACTCAAATTGCGATGACCATCGGAACTGCTGCGGCGGGTACACAGTATGTGTCCTCGACGAACATTTTCGCTGGTGGCCGCGCCGCCCTGACCTTTACCGCCGCTCAATTGGCCGCGATGGCCGACATTGGCACCAACCAATCTGTCGTCATCACGGTTGACCCCAACGGCACTATCAGCACCACCCAAGCGATTGTCCGCCTCACGGTGGTCTACGCTCAGAAAGTTTGAGGAGGCACATCATGGGCCAATTCAAACCAATGGTCAAAATGATGACCACGGAGCCCTCCGTTGAGTTGAAACTCAAAAAGGGTGGCCATGTCAACATGAAAAAAGGTGGACATGCAAAAGACGGCCACAAGTCCATGCCCAAGATGATGGACGGTGGCGTGATGGGCGCTCTGGCTAATACGCCCGCTTTGGTGGGTCGTCCTGCGGTGAATGCGCCCGTTCGCACTCCCGGCAAGCCCCCGATGGCTATGCGCCGCAAGGCGATGATGCCCGTTCGTCCTGCCCGTCCTATGGGCATGATGAAGGAAGGTGGCGAGACCTCCAAGGAGCACATGGCTGAAATGAGGAAGATGGCCAGCACGGCCAAGGAACTCAAGAAGCATGAGTCCATGCCCGCTTCCAAGGCTCACAAAGGCCTGAAGACCGGCGGTGTTGCTATGGGCAACGCTGGCGGCTTTAAGAAGGGCGGCAAGGTCAAGATGGCCGAGGGCGGACTGCCCAAGAGCGGGATCATCAACACCGAGGATCAAGGTGGCGCATATCGCAACACCAAGATGCACACGGCTGAAGGTGAAGACCACACG